ATTTAACTCCAACCAACACAAACAAAGTGTTGACAAAGTATATTATGGATCAAAAAATTCATTTTTCGGTTTTCTAAAATGACCCTAAAACTAGATAAAAACCAATCTCTTTAGCATACCCATAATATTCAAAAATATCTATTTGTGTATTTAAAACAGTATCATCACCTTGTATAAAAAATACAAGAATCTTCTTAAAATGGGTAAAAGTCGGAACCCAACGATGACTAGTACAATATCGTATATAACAATAAACATGACAACAATAATTTGCAAAGCTAGCATTTTGAATAGTAGCTTTACTACCCGAGGTATTACCCCACATTTTACGAATTATTGAACCTAAAACCTCCATATAAGTATAAAAATTATCTAACCAATAAAAGGTAAAACGATCAATATGCTCTTTCGTTTGAAAAGCAGGAGAAAACATTGAGATTCTAAATTGCAACTCAATCATATACAAAATAATACCAATAGTTCCCTCCATTGCTTTATAGTCAATTTCAAACCAAGCCTTATCAAAAAAATTTAATTTACGATAAATTTCATTCCAAACACCACCCCAAATATTAGCACCCATAAAAAATGGATGTTTAGTGGCTTGCGCATTCAATTTATTGTTAAAATCATCAACATAACGTCCCATGTTAACAGCTAACTCAGGGCCACTAACAATAAAAGACCTAACTTTTAACTTATTTTTTTTTTCAACAGATTGAACTTGCGTTTTAGCACCAACACTCGCCATACAATGGTATGGTTTTTCATAATGTAACTTAATACGATGTTGACCAATTTCAGAATCAAAAAACTCTTTTTTATTTTTAGGTAGTGGGCCATAATACTGGCCAATTATATCACTAACTCTACGTGGATACACCCACTCACAAATGCGAGAAATATTAATTGATTTATAAATCGAAATACTAGTTGTTTTGCCTTTACGCAATAAAGATCTCTCAGCCTCCTCTTGTGTTGTCACATTTGAACCATTCACAGCAGACCCAAATTCCGCATACATGAAATCCAAACAATGATCAACAAAAGGATCAGACATATAATAACGACCCATATTAGACCATTTCAATAAATCATAAATAACATCATGCGTTCGTGGATTAACTCGAACATAATCATGACTCCAATCTTTAGTATATTTATTGACATAATCAAA